TTACACTCATTAATAAAGAGATCAGTTCTTCTAGCTCCCCTGAGCCTTTGAGGTTGATCTGTACTAAAAAATTCAATATAGCTGCCATTGTTAAAAGTATATTTTAGGGTACTTCTATTAAACTGTGCTTCTCTAAATCTATTTAAACCTTGCATTATAGAAAGAAAATCTTTGATACTGCCTCTTTTTATGCTAGGTATAGATTCAGCAACTACACTAATTTCTTTACCCTTGTTAGTAATTGCATCATTAATTAATATTAGTAAAATACAGATTGTTTTACCAGCAGATGTACCACCCTTGATAACCCTTGTTCTTTGGGTAAGTTCTCTAAGTTTGATAAGTGCTTTTGTTTTTTTTATCTGCATATAGGTTGCAGAGTAGGGTTAAAGTTATCCCTAATCCACAAATAAAGGTAACTCCTCTACTAAAGTAATATCCTTAGTTTCTTTTGGTTTACCTGCATAATAGTTGTAAAATAACTGTACAAATTTGAAATCTCCTTTTTCCACACCTTTCTTTAAAGCTTCAAAAGCTGTATCTTCTAAAGGTGATAATTTCTCTATTAGAGATACCTCATCTGCTTTAGATTTTCTACCAGCTCCTACTCTTTTACCACCATGTGCCATGTTGAAAAAAATTGATTAATCAAATATACAATAAAAAATATAGTGTTTTGTTAAAACATTCTTATTTGAGATTGGTGTTGTTTTAGTCTTTTAGTAGCTGCTTCAAAGTAATCTTTATCTAATTCATATCCTGTTAAATCATATCCTAAGTTATGACAAGCTATTGCTATGCTACCAGATCCTAGATGTGTATCTAGTATTTTATCTCCTTCTTTTGCATAGTTCATAAGTAACCACTCATACAGCTTTACTGGTTTTTGTGTTGGGTGTATTCTTTTTTCATTTAATTTTTTATTTCCATTTTGTTTATTAGCTTTATAATAATTTTTATTAATTTCTTTACCCTGAAACATACCAATCCATTTATACCTGATTAAATCAGTTCTGTTATTAATACTATTGTATGCAATTTCACAATCAAATTGATCACAATTATCATTTAATTTATCCCAAACAATTCTACCACCATTAAAACAATAAACATAATAATTTACACCCCAAACTATTTGATTTTTACTTATTCTTTTTAATTCATCAAAATATTTTTTTTTTGGTGTGATATTATCCCAATCCTTATTCTTATAATTATTATTTGGAGTTTTACTTAATACTCCATTTTTTTGCTTAATTAAATGTTTTTTTTTACTCACTTTGGAAGTACCTATACCATAAGGAGGATCAACAATGGCTAAATCAAACTGATTATCTTTAAAATTAACCATTGCTTCTAAACAATCCCCATTATATAAGTTTATCATACTATCTGTTTCTTTAGTAATCTGTTTTCATTTCTTACTTCTCTAAGATTTAAAAGTGCATCTTTATATTTATCTCTATAGTAAGAAGCAGGATCTATTTCTCTTTGAGTTGTTTTGTTTTCTCTTCTTATTATTCTATCAAGTTTATAAAATATCTTTTTGTATTCTAAAGAATCCTCATATATACCTATATGGTTATCAAACACCTTTATACCATGTAATACTGTTGCATGATCCTTTCCTACTGATTTACCTATTCTAGATAGTGAAGCTCTGGTATGTTGTTTACAGAGTTTAAAGTATACAGCTCTTGCATATACCATTTCTCTTTTTCTATTTCTTATGTTGAGGTTTTGGTTTGTTTCTTGCTCAACTGCTTGTTTTATTTCTTCTAATCTCATTTATCTTAGTTTTAATTGCTGTTAATGTTTGTGTTTTTACTTCTCTTATTGCCTTGTGTATTCCAGCACAAGCTTCATAATCTTCTATAGATTCATAATACTTCATAGCCTTTTCTAATTCTCTAATAGAAGCTCCATCTGCTATATCATGTAGTGCCATCAGATAAAACTCTTCTATAAGTTGTTCTGCTTTTCTTTTAGCCACTTTATCTCTTTTTGTTTTAAAAACTCTACTAAATCATCAAATGTTGCTAAATATCTTTTCTTTATAAACCAAAACTTTTTAGTGTAATTTCTTTTACTATCTCTTTTTGTTTGTATATACCATTTATCTTTTAAACTACAAGGTACTACAAATGCAAAACCTGTTTTTTGTGATATTGTGATATAAGCAGTAATAGAATCTTTGTGTTCTTTCTTTTGCCAGTTCTCTACCATTTCAAACATCACATCATCATAAGGGTAATCTTCTATACAGTTAAATTCTATTTGTGATGATTTTATCTCAAATACAAGTTGCTTAGTACCTATATTAATAAATAAATCACCAGTATCTATAAAGTTGTCTTTGGCTTTTCTGCTATCTGGAAGTATTACATCAAATCCTTCTGCTACAAATTTATCTCTAACTATCTCTTCTTGCTTATGCCCTTTAGATAACTCTGCTAAGAATTTTTCTTTATTCCAATTACCCCCTTGATGGTAGATGTTCTCCATTATATTTTTAATTTACCTTTTTTCTTTCTAAAATTATAAACTCTAATAATCTCTTCACATACTTCTTCTCTTCTTGAATAAACATTTAATCTACATTCTTGTACATTTTTGTAAAAATGTTCAATATCAAAATCAGGATATTTCCTAACTATCTTTCTCATAGCACAAACAAATACTGATGTAGTTGATCTTGATATAATATGATTTAACATTTTACACATAGCAAGTACTTCATTACCTAATATTTCATTTATTACATAAACACCCTGTTTAATTCTGAGCCTAGAAACAGAAGTATCATAAGCATCCATTATTGCTATAGGTGGAAAATCATCTTTCCATTCTTCAATTTTTTGTAATAATCTTTTAAAAGTAAGATCACCCCTTTTTGCATAGTATCTAACATA